CGCCAAGCTCCGCGGGCTCGCCATTGACGCGCACCGTGAGCGCATCGCGCCGAGTCAGCCGCGGCGGGATTGCTTCGTCGACCGTCAGCCCGTCGCGCCACGCTACAAGCTCAAGCTCGACACTGGATGCGTCGAACGGATTCGGCAGGTAGGAGACGCGAATCACGGCTGCCACCTATACACAGCGACCACGCCCGCGGACAGCGCACGCGCGCCGACAAAGGACACGCCGCGGTCAGGAAATGCGGTCATGAACAGCGGCGGGCTTGACTCGACAAGGACCGAGACTCCCAGCGTCTCATCGTCGGATCGAGAAAGCGCCACGTCGCCGGGCAGTCTGGCGCACGTCACTTCTTTACCGATCTCGCGCCACTTGTCGGGCTCAAGCGTGACGCCGACGAAGCCCAAGCGGCCCATGACTTCGAGCACGATTCCGGCGCAGTCGAACTCCAGCGGACCGCGCGCGCCTTTGCGGTAGGGCAGGCCAACTAGATCCTGAAGGCTCAAATTGAGCCCCCTTGGCGCGGGATGCCGGGAGCGCCGCCGAAACGCTTCGGGTGCAGCACATCCACGGTTCGCGCTTCCTCGTCCTCGCCGCGCTCGCGGCACGCTGCCAGAGACTTTCGGCAAAAGTTGAAGCCGCCGCCCACGGCGTTCGTTGCACCCGAAGGGATTTCGTAGCCGCACTCGGCCGAAGCGAACTGCCAGCGGCATCCACGCGAGACGTAGCGGCTAGCCGGGATGCGCAGGCGGTACAGCGAGAAGGCCGAAAGCTGGACCTGCACACTGCGCGCGGAGACGCTGACCGATTGGACCTCGCCGCTTTCCTCAATGCGACTCGCCGGGTTCCCAAGGTCGGCGGCGTTCACGAGGATGAGCTTCGCCGGCTGCCCGGTCAGTCCGTCGTACTGGTCGACAGCGTGGCCGATGACCAGCGCCGCGTTGTCGATGGTCACTTCGATCGTCGGGATGTCACCATCGGCCGACTGCCGAACCTCGCCGACGCGCATCGGGAACGGCGAGTAGGTCTGCCCGTCGAACACGATCGCTTCAGGGTTCGCAGCGAATCGGTAGCGCGTGGGTGGGCTCGTCGGCACTTCGACTTCGAGCAGCCAAATCCAAGGCGACGCGCTGCGGAGTTTGCCCGCTTCCTCGGTCAGCTGCGGCGTTAGCTCGCGCGTCATGCGAACAGCTCCTCGATCTCGATTTCGTACGCGAACACGCCGCGATCCCGCAGCGTCGAGCCGAGCGTGTCGTCTGCGAAGTGCGCTTTGACCGACGCGCCACCGTACGGCGGTGCGAACGTAAAAGCCTTTTCGCAGCCGTTGTGCGCGTCCCAAAACGTGAGCAGGTCGTCGCGCTCGTCCTCGGTGATCGCGCCCGCGCGGATCTTCCAGCGGCGTCGACCGGCCGTGTGCGCGTTGCGGTTGTTTCGGTGCCCGCTCTCGAACGGGACGGTGACGTAAACCTGCCCGGCGATCTCTTCGACGCCCCAATCGTAGGGGACCGTGAACGTCTGGCCCGAGTCGTTATCGGCCTCGCCCGCGACCGCAATCGAAGCCTGCGCGCTCGCCGCCGTTCCGCTCGCGTTGGTCAGCGTGCTTTCAGTCCACGTGTCCACGAACGTCGTCTTGTCGCCGTTCACCGTGAAGATGTTCAGGCACTCCAGCGAGCCTTCGATGATGCGCGAGCTAGTTCCGTCGATGACGTTCCCCGCCGCGGTGACGGTGACGTTCGGGTCTACGGCGTCAAACACGATCTGCGCGCCGCCGAGATAGACGCGCATGACGACCGCGCCCGTGTTGTTCGATGACGCATCAAGCAGGTTGTAGGCGTCGAAGCGCAGCGTGTAGTCGGTGTCCACCGCGGCCGTGACGGTCTTGCTCGCGAGCAGCGTTTGCGACGGCGTGAATCGGTACAGCTGCGCGACGGCCGTTCCCGCTCCGTCGTTGATTCGGATTACCGCCGAGTAGCCGACGAAGTTGCCCGTATTCGTGACCGCGGGCTCAAGGCTCATGGAGCCGCGCAAGCTGATACCGACCGCCCGCTGCGCCGTCGGGTTCGTCGTGCCAGCCGCCCCGCCTTGCTGGAGCGACGAGAACCGAAACGTGATCGTGCGGTTTTGCGAGCGACGATCGGTCGCGCGCCGCTGGGACGGCATGTACGAACCGCGCAGCGTCGTCGCGTTGCCAGTCGGCTCCGTGTCGGGCTTGACGTTGAGGCGATCGGTGAGCCCGCCGACCTTCGAGCGCCAGAGCTTTTGATCGTAGGCCGTGACGCCGTGGAAGTCGCCGCACCACGACTGGAGCAGCGAGCGCCCGGTGAAGCCAGCTTTCGGCGTCGACTGCAACGCCGACAGCGGGAAGGCCCGTTGCCACTCGTCGCGCACGCGCACCGTAGATCCCTCGACAACCTCGAAGCGCGAGCACTGCGCCGCGAAGTCGCCGCCCGTCACGGTAACCGCGCCGTTCATTGCGAAGCCGTAGCGCCCCGCGGTCGCGATCTTTGAGCCGGAGGTGTCCGTCACGTCGAAGACTTGCGTGTCCGTCGTGTCGCCGCCGCGTCGATAGCCTCCGCGCAGCCGAACGTCGGAGCCGCTAGCCGAAACGGTTAGGTAGACCTCGCCCGAGCGTGACTTGAACAGCTCGTCGAAGTTCGACGCCGATAGAACCGACGATGTCGAGAACGTGGACGATTGCAGGATCGTTCGCGTCCCGCTATTCACGCGAACCAAGTACCACGTGCACCCGAGGCCAGAGCCGTTGCCCAGCCAGCCGAAGAAGTAGCCGTTCTGGATCGCGCTATGCGAGTTGGTCGCGCTCGTGTACGTCGAGCCCGACACGCGGGCGCACACCATGCCGATCGTCATTCCGTTGTTCACGAGCGGAACGCCGGTGAGAACGCGCACGTTGAACGCCATACGCACGGTGCCGTCGGCGTTCGATTCCAGCGGACGCCAGAGGTATCCAGACGGGTCGGTGCTAGGCGTCGCCGAGCTCGCGTCCGCACCCTGCGTCTTGGAGAACGCATCGGTCAGGTCGGAGGCGTTGACGGTGCTCGTGTAGCTGGACGAAACAGGATGCGCGAAGCTCGCGGCGCTCCACCACGCGGCCTTCAAGTACGCGGACGGCCAATCGCCGTAGGCCGTAGCGCCCGCGGCGAAGTCATCCGAGGTAGGCCAGACGTGCGTCATGCCTAGGCGTTTCCGACCGCGACGCGAAGGGCCCGGCTGCTGCCGTTGCTGATGGACGAAGCAAGCGCGCGCTGAATCACGGGCATCTGCGACAGGACCACGTCGGCCGCGCCGCGAGGATCGAGCGACGTGACGCTCAGCGAGACTTGGATTCCTGCGCCGCGCGAGGCCGCGAAGGATTGCCCGCCGCCTTGGATGCCGAGCGTTGAGAAGCCGCCGCTACCCAGCGAGATGGAGCCCGCCGCGCCGCCAGCCGCAACGCCAGCCCCGCCGGCCGCGCCGACGCCAGCGCCGGCCGCAGCCCCACCGAAGCCAAAGAAGCCGAGCACGCGCAGCGCCGCTTGTTGCGCAAGGATCTGCGCGCCGAGCTGGACGAACGAGCGCCCAAGGTCGCGCAACGTCGCTTGCCCCTGGATCGCCTGCGCGAAGAAGTTGGAGAGCGCGTTGAAGCTGCCGAGGACGACTTGGTCGCCGATGCTGCTACGGATCGCGTTGCCGAGGTTGTCGAAGGACTGTGCGGCCTGCTCGGCGAAACTGGCGATTTGCTGCGTTTGCTGAACGGCCTCGGTGAACTCCAGCGGCAGGAACTGCGATTGCTCGCGGCGGCGATTCTGTGCGACACGGCCGGCGACAGCACGGCGACGCGCGTTGGCTGCGTTGAACTCGGCGCTGAAGGTGGAGCCGGAGCCGCGCGACGAGCCGGAGCCGCCGGAACCGCTGGGAATGAACTCGAAGCCGCGCGGGATCTCGAAGAACTCGGGCGCGGGCGGGCCGAACTGTTCTCCGGTGCGCAGCCGCTGTAGCGCTTGCTGTTGAATTCCGCGCTGGATCTCCGCCTCACGCTCCGCGATGTAGTTGGAGAATCGAAGGTTCTCGGCAAAGATTTCGACCTCGCGTGCGGCACTTTGCAGCCGATTGCGCAAGTCGTCCGTGACGGCCACAGGATCTTCGGCGCGACTGACAGCGCCAGTCCGTGGATCTTTCGTGAACGACAGGCGTTGGCGGCCCTCGGCCGCAAGCGCTTCGACGAGTACGCGGAGCGAATCGGCCCGCCCGATGACCTGCGCCTCTTGGTCAGGCGAAAGCCCTTGCGTTGAAATGAAGTTCTGCGGGATCGTAAGAGAACCAGTCCCCAGTCGCAGGGCTGGAATGTCTATCCCCGGCCCGCGGGATGCCTGCTCGGCGGCCTCGCGCGCCCGGCGCAGTGCGTCCCAACCCGCGGCGGTCTGCTTGAGGACTTCCTGCTCACGAATCAGCTTTTCCTCGTAAGCCGTAATTCCAAGCGCGTCGCGAAGAGCCTCGGCTGCCGCCTCCGCCGCCTTACTGACGAGGTCCAACGCCGACGAGAACCCGGCGACCTTTGCCACGACGTCGGCCGCAAAGATGCCGATAGCGGCCTTGCCGAGCGCCTCAAACTTCTTTTGCGCAACGTCGGCAAAGTCGATCGCCTTCTTTTTCGTCGCGTCGATGCTCGCCCCGGCGTTCGACACGCCAGCCGAGAGCTTCGACGCCGAATCGTCGACCCGGTCAAACCCCGCCTTCGCCGTCGTAGCGAAGTTGCCGACAGCCTTGTCGGCCTTTTGCAGCGCAGGCGTCAGCTCGTCGCGGACGGATACGTCGATGATGAGTTTTTCGTCAGCCACGCTTCATCGCTTCCTCGCGCTTGCGGCGCTCTCGTTCGATTGTCGATCGCTCGGCGTTGATGACGTCGCACGCGCGCGCGAAAAGCTCCGGCTGGTCTGACCATCCGCCAGCGTTCGGCAGGATTCCGCTTTCGAGCATGTGGTAGCCAGATAGCGCTTCCGCCACGTCATCGCTCGCATGGCTGTTCGGGCAGCGGCGCAAGAACTCGAAGCCCTTGCCGTCGCAGGCTTCGCAGTCACGCGAGGAGCCGTGGCACTTTGAGCAAGTGATCCGAAGGACCGGCCGCGGCGCAGGCTTGTCGCAGCCCCACTCTTCCCTGAGCGCCGGGTCACGGTGGCAGCTCGGGCAGCGAGGTTTGACAGTGTCGTCCCAAAGCCCACGCGCGACCGCCCTTAGTTTCCCACGTCGGCCTCGGACAGCGCGCGCTCGATCTCCGGCGAGAAGGCGAGTTCCTCGCGGTCCTTCTCGGGGATGCGCGACAGAGTCTCTTCCGTCGCGAGCCCGGCCTGGTCCTTTTTGAACTCGGCCGGATGCCCGTTCGCTTCGAGCAGGTTTTCCCAGCCGGCGAGCGTGTAGCGAAGCTGCGCGATGATCGCGTCGAAGCCGCTTTCCTTGAACGCCTGAGCGACCGCGCGGCCGCCTGCGATCGAACGCGGCTTGAGGATGTAGACGGTCTGCTTTTCCTTGGGAAGCGCGCGCTCGCGCGAGACCACGTAGCGAACCGTCTTTGCGTAGTTGACTGCGATTGCCATGCGTTGCGGCCCTCCGGTGCCGCGGGTACTAGGCGGTGATGTAGGCGATGAGCAGATCGTTGCGCGCGTTGGGCGAGTCGCCAACGTTCGCCATCGAGCCGCCCGTCATCTGGAAAGCGAGCTCTTCGGTGCGGATGCCGTTGCGGTCTCCGACGGTCACGCCCGTCGTGCGCAGGCCCGGCACCTGATGGACGAACTGGTTGCCCAGCGTCGAGCCCACCGTGAACTTGAGCGCGCCGACCTTGTTGTCCTTGAAGTTGGTGATCGCCGGGTAGCTCGCCTCGAGGTCGGCCTCGGGGTCGATGCTGCCGGAACCCGATCGGCCAACGATCATGTACTCGCGCACGCCGCTGGACGCCGATGCGTCATCGCGCGAAGCCAGCGTGTTATTCGCGTTGAGCGTGATGGCCGAGAAGCGCGCTGCGTAGCTGCCCGCGGTGCCTTCGGTGCGCAGTTCGACGGACGCGCCGAGCATCGTCGGCGGGATCTCGTCTTCGTAGGTGATGCCGGTCAGCTGCGACGTGTCCGCAATCGCGCCGAACGCGCCGCGGAACTCGAAGCCCATCGTGACGGGCTCGCCGACGCGCGCCGACAGCGTGAACGTGCCGCGCATCCCGATTGCGGTCTTGCGCTTGCCGTCTTCGTAGAGAGCGCAGGTCAGCGTCGGCATGTCCTCTTGCGCGATGGCCGAGGCCGTGCCCATGCCGCTCGTCGCGCTCGCCGTCAGCGTCTCGCCCGAGCTGTAGATTTTGGCGTTGCGAACGCGGATCTTCGCCGTACCGCCAGATCCGCCGGTGCTGATCGTCTCAATGACGCCGATCGCGCCCGACGTTCCGCCGGTGACCACTTCACCGACCGCGGGGTCATTGCCGCTGTAGGTGACCGTGACCGTGTCGAAGTCAACCGGACGCCAGCCGAAGCCCGCCGCGGTATTCGCGTCCGTGCTCGGAGTCGCGGTCGCGCCAGACGTTCCGCCCGTCCAGACGCCCGAGTTGTTTTCTGATCCGACGACGTCGTAGACGTAAAGCGTCGTCGTTCCGGTGTAGGTGTCCATGAACACCTTTGCCGTCGCGCTGGTCCCGGTCTGCGTGATCGTCTCGCCGTGACGGAACGGCCCGCCGGTCACTGCGCCAATTGTGACCTTGTAGAGCGTCTCGACTCGGTAGCCGCACGCCTTCATGAACTTCGACCACGTCGGCTCGGTCGACGAGCTGTGGCCGGCCTCTTCGATCGAGAACGTCAGCGTGGCGTCCTGCCGACCGCTCAGGCCGGGAACCGGCGTCAGCGTCTCGCGCTTGATGCGCCGGTCGAACGTCGGGAAGTCGAACGCCATGCGCGCATCAATGAGCTGATGCTTCGCGTTCGCAGCGCTGTAGACGCCCGTGTCCAGCGTGCCGGGGACGTCCTCAATCTTGGCGGCGAGAACAAGCCGATTGGTGAGTGATCCAGACATGGCTAGGTGGCGGTGTTGGGGTCGTCGTACAGGTGGCGGAAGTGAATCAGCACGGTGAGGTCGACGCTTGGGTTAGCGCCGCCCTCCTCAACTCCTAGCGCAGCCTCTTGGCTCTCGATCCGCGTCCAGCAGGCAAGCCCGCCGCGCGTCGTGTCCGCCAATAAAGCCTTGCGCACGTCGGCGGCAAGCCAGTTGACGCTCTCGAAGCCGGATTCCCGGTCGAGGACAACGCCGCGAATGGTCAGCCGCATATCGCCGGTCAGCCGGTTTGAGACGTTGTCGCGCCACGTGATCGTTGGCACGCCGATCAAGAGCAGCGGGAACTCGCGGAACTCAAGCATTCCCGTAGGCCGAATACGCTCGACTCGCGCGATCGTGTAGCGGTAGTTCGGCGTGGCGATGCCTTCGAGCGTCGTCTTGACGTTGTCGAGGATGGCCTCGTCAACCGGCGTCCCTGTCGGGTACGGCATGGCTAGAGAACCTCCTCAAGTTCCAGCGCGATCGAGGCGTGCATGTACGTCGACAGCGACAGATCGGGCCGCTCGGCGAACCGGACGCGCACGGCGTTACCGTCGGGGTCGGTCCAGTCCATCGCGAGCACTGCGCCGTTTTCGTCCCACGCCTCGCGCACGAGTTCGTAGACGCCGCGCGGGGCGACGGGCCAGTTGAGCCGCCAGCGCCGCAGCTTGCGCTCGGACACGCGACGCCGAAGCACCGCGCCGTCAGCCGCGCTTGACTGATAGGCGCGCTGTGCGTCGCGCGTCTCGATGTCGAAGCCCAGCGGTAGCGCCAGCGTGCTCACGCGCCCCTCGCTTGCTGGACGATGCGACGCGCGGTCGCGTCAAGGATCGACCGGCGTTGGCTGGCGTTCTCCCGCCAAGTGCGATACCAGCCGAGGTTGCCGTGGATGCGGACGCTTGTAACGAGCTTCCATAGAAGCGCGAGCTTCCCGCCTGCGCCTTGGCGCTCCGCAATGAACAGCCCGCCCTTCTTCGACTTGAAGACGAACGTGTCCGCTCCGCTCGCGCGGTAGGCTCCAGCGCCGCCGGCATACTTGCCCTTGATCGTTCCCGACGCCGTCTTGGTCGCGTCCAGCGGGACGGTCAGGAACTTCTTGGCCTTCGGGCGAATGATGCCGCCGCGCTCTTGGATGTCGGCGTACTTGACTCCCGCCACGAAAACGCGCGTGCGAATCCCGCCGATCCCGCCGACCTGCCGCGTCTCCGTCGTGAATCGGTCGCGCAGGAACCCCGTGCGAGTCTTGACGAGGCCCGCGCCGTCGCCGCGCATCCGCTGCGCCATCGACGTAACGTGCTCCTCGCCCATGCGCTTGGACGCGATGACAAGCTCGCGCTCCACGATCGTGGGCAAGCGCCCGAGCATCCGGCGCAGTCCATCGTCGACCACTCGCGCGTTGACGTTCACCGCAGGAACACCCGTCGATGGCCGGCGAGCGCCTGCTTCGAGCTCTCCAGCATTCCGAGCGCTTCGTCGAACGCGGTCGAGCCGGCGTCACTCGTGACGTTTCCGCCCGGCGTGTTGCGCCGGTTGTATTCGTAGGCGCACTGGATGTCGGCCGCGCGCGCGATGTCTGGATAGGTCGCGACGAAGTCGGCCGTGTCGTCAGCCATACCGCCGACGTAGACAACCTGGACGTAACCGGGACGCCGACGATCGTTCAGCGGCATCTCGATCAGGAAGCGCACAAGGCCCGCCGCCGAGTCCTCCAGGACGTACAGGTCCGAACTCATCGCCGTGGTTCCAGCGAAGTCGCTCGGGTGCGATGCGTACTTGATCGACGTAATCGACGAGACGGGCGCGGCGTCGAGCGTTACGACCGTCGAAAGCTGCGCCAGCGGAAACGTCTTTGTGTTGGTAGTCCTCAACACCTGCCGACGCATGTAGCGCTCGAAGCGGCTCGACACGTCGGAGATGATCTGCCCGATTAGCGAATCGTATGCGCTCGTTGAAAAGCCGCCGAGCGTGCTCTTGACGCGCGTGAGTGTGGTTAGGTCCATGCTGTAGACGGCCTCTGCCCAGTCGAGATAGATGCGGGTTACGCCGTCGCTGTCGAGCACAAACGGGCGCGCGGTGGGCGGCAGTCCCGTAGGGTCGAAGTCGACCGTGATCTCCGTAGTTCCGTCCGAGTCAAGGACGGTCAGCGTGTCGCCGCCGTCGACTGCGACGTGCGCAATCGAGCCGTCCG